TCTGCGTTGCTGCCCACGATGATGAACGCAAGCGCTGGACTGACGAGCACGGCGTTAACTTCGTTGCCTGTCCTCAGCAGTACCGGGACAACGTTACCTGTCAGGCTTGCAAACTGTGCGCGAAACCTTTGGAAGCACAGCAGGCAACCGACGGTTTCCGGCGTTGTGTCGTTGTGTTTAAGGCTCACGGTGCGCGCAAGAAAGCCCTCAGCCAGTGGATCACTGACGGTGTGACAGCTTGAGAATTGATTGCTGCGGTTAGGTGTCGGCAACCGCTTGTAATTTGCTACAATACAAAGCAAGCGGGACAACCCGCACAATCCAAAATTAAAAATGACAAAGAACGATTGGCTCGACGTTTGGCACACCAACTTAAGGAACGAAATCGCTGACCTGATCAGCGACGGCTACTCCCAAGCTGACGCCATGCAGTGGATGTTGTCATGGGCAAGACGGAATAGTCACGGCTACTCAGCACCTTTCGCAAACTACATTTTGAAAACTAACCGAGAGGATTACGGCAGCTGATCAGCTAAGTGTCCGGCATTAAGTCGGGCACATTTCCTGAGATCACGCTCAGCTATTACACTTCTTTACATCAGAACTTCTTATCATGGCCAACTTGATCCCACAGAAATTTCTATACGTCTTCTGCTTCGCTCTCAGCGGTACAGCAGCAGCTGGCATAGCGGTGGCACTGGCCACCTTGCTGTCAGCTAACCCCAAGGGCCCTGACGCCACTGGGCGTGCCGTGGCACTGGTTGCCTGTGCTGGTTTGGCTGGCACCTGCCTGACCCTGGCAGCTGGCGCAGCCACGGACGCCGACTGATCCCGTCACAAAATGTAACAATTGACCCGTTCTCAATAAGGGGGGCGGGTTCGCAATAAGGGCGGCGCGGAAAAGGACATAGGGAACCTGCTGGTACGTGGGAAACATCTGTTACTGTAATACTAGAGGGGTATCCCCCAAAAGTCAACTATCCTGTAGTACAGGCCCCAAAAAAATACGCACCCAATACTTTCTACTGTGATATGGCTGTACGTACAACACCCGTACTATCGCTACGGCACGCGCAGGGTGAAGTTTTTAACAGCGAAGTACGTTTTCGCGTACTGGTAGCAGGCCGCCGCTTCGGAAAGTCGTACCTAGCCTGCATCGAACTTTTGCGTGGAGCGATTGCTGCACCCGGCGAGACCTTTTTTTACTGCGCCCCCACGTACCGAATGGCAAAGGACATCGCGTGGAAAGTAATGAAACGCATTGTCCCCGCAGCGTGGATCAAATCCAAGAACGAAACCGATCTCAAGCTGGAACTTGTCAACGGCTCAACAATCGAACTAAAGGGCACAGAAAACGCAATGGCACTACGGGGCCGCAGCCTTTCCGGCGTAGTCCTTGACGAAGCCGCATTTATGGACGCCGCCGTCTGGTTCGAGGTAATCCGCCCCGCACTAGCCGACAAACAGGGCTGGGCCTTATTTATTTCCACCCCGGATGGAACGGCCAGCTGGTTTTACGAACTTTGGCAGTATTGCATCACGGGCGACACGAACTGGAAACGGTGGAGCTTCACTACGATTGAAGGTGGCAACGTCCCACCGGAAGAAATCGAAGCTGCACGGGGCCAATTGGACCCACGAACTTTCCGCCAAGAGTTCGAGGCCAGTTTTGAGAACCTATCCGGCCTCGTTGCCGTCTCATTTAGCGATGCGAACATCAGCACCACCGCAAAGGACATCCCAATCCTCCCGCTACTACTGGGCGTGGACTTCAACGTGGACCCAATGACGGGAATCTGCGCCGTCAAGGACAACGACACCCTCTATGTTTTCGACGAAATCCACCTAACAGGCGGCGCCACCACCTGGGACTTCACCGAAGAGGTAATCCGCCGCTTCGGCCTGGAACGACGCATCATGGCCTGCCCGGACCCAACAGGCGGCGCCCGCAAAACCCAAGGCGTAGGCGCGACAGACCACAACATCCTACGAAAATCAGGATTTCGCGTCTGCGCCCCACGCAGCCCGTGGAAAGTACGCGACAAAATCACCGCCGTCAACACCGCCCTTTTAGACGCCACTGGAACGCACCGCTGCTTTATCCACCCACGCTGCAAGGAACTAATCAAGTCCTTCCGCAGCCTTACCTACGCCCCTGGAACGGGCCTACCAAACAAAAATTTAGGTGTAGACCACGCATTTGACGCCTTCGGTTATTTATGCCTGCAACAATTTAACCTGGCAAAATCCGGCGTAATGGGCACAACTTCATATAGGTTGTATTGAGCTACACAAACTAATGGTTAATTACGAGGGACCAAAAAAGCGAACCCGTGGTGATAAACGCGCCCAAGAATACATCGAGGCCCGACAACGCCGCATGTACCGCCACCAACTTGACGGCCACAGCGTGCGCCAAATCGTATATGAACACAGTGCCCGCGAAGGAGTCAGCATCCCAACCGCCTGGCGCGACTGGGACCAAGTAAAAAGCTGGACCGAAGAGGACTGGATCCGCGACCGCGAAGCAATGCTGGGCCGCATCCAAACGATGCGCCTCCGCGTCGTCCACGCCGCCATGAAAAAGGGCCACTACCAAGTCGCCGCGCAAGTTTTGGATTCCCTGGGACGTGTCCTCGGCGAAAACACCCCCGAACAAGTATCCATCCAAGTGCCATCATTAAATATCCAAGTCGAGCCCAAAGTAGTCACCGCCCAACTACCCGAAAGCAACGTAATCGAAGCCGAAATAACACCCCAAAAAGAGGTAGATTCAGCTGAACCCGCCTCATAAATCAATGCCCGGACACTACGGCCAAGGTAAAAAGAAGAAGCCCAAGGGAAAGAAGAGCCCCAAGAAGTAGAATATGAACAGCTATCGCGATTTCCATGGCAAAACGCGGTCTTTACGCAAATATCCACGCCAAACGTAAGCGTATCAAGGCTGGCGCGGACGAAAGTATGCGCAAACCAGGCTCAAAAGGCGCCCCAACCGCTGGAGCGTTCAAAAAAGCGGCCAAAACGGCCAAAAAGCGCAAACCAAAAGGCCAAAAGTAGTGGGCACCCGAATCATCAGCGGTTTCTGCACTCACCTCGAAGTGGATTCCGAAAGCCGCACCACCGAAGCCTCATTCGCGTTCATGACACCTCAAGACCCCGAAGACTTTGCAGGTCTGATGGTACGTCTTGCCAGCGGTATTGAAGTAATGATCGAAGTCGAAGACGATGATGATTAAGTATCGCGGCTAATATCAAAAGAGGTAAAGTGTCCGCCGCTTACTGGGCAAATCGCGAGAAATGGTAACTAAGTGACCTATTCAGTTCCCGGCCAGATCCGCACCCACCTCGTAAGTTCCAACACCCTAGGTGGAGCTGACAGTCCGTTCACCCGCACGCAAGCGGCCCTGGACATGATGAAGGGCTGGGAAATCATGAAGGCCGTCACCCTTGGGACGGAATACCTCCGCGAAAACAGCGAAGCCTTCCTTCCAATCGAACCCCGCGAGGACTACACAGCGTATTTAGCGCGTGTAAACCGCGCAGTATTTTCCCCATTTACGCAGCGCTTGGTGCGTGCCGCTGCAGGTTTAATTCTGCGTAAGCCCATCAGTTTGGTAGGCGATCCATACTGGACCGATATTTTTGCACAAGACGTTGATGGTTGCGGCTCAGACCTAGACGAGTATGCCCGCCGCCTGCTGCTGTGTTCACTAACCTACGGGCATTGTCATACACTAGTAGATTTTCCCGCACCAACGGGTGCCCGCAGCCTTGCAGAAGAGCGCGAGCTTAACCGCCGCCCGTACTGGATCGAGGTTGACCCCAACAACATCTACGGCTGGCGCCTGGACCGTGAAGTCAACTACGGCAACCTGATCCAAGTCCGCATCAAAGAAAAAGCAGTAGTTCCTGACGGGGAATTTGGCGAGAAAGTGTATGACCAGATCCGTGTAATCGAGCCGGGTCAGTACCGCATTTACCGCCAAGTCGAAACAAAAAAGGCTATGCAAGGGGGTTTTCCATATCCAAACGCCTTCGACGCAACGGACGCCACCTCGGATTACGAACTAGTGGAATCAGGCGACTACAGCCTGGGCCAAATCCCCCTAGTAACAACCTATGCGGGCAAAGTTGACACCCTTACAAGTAAGCCTCCCTTACTTGACATTGCGTATTTAAACCTGGCACATTTTCAACGCCAAGCCGATTTAATCCACAGCCTGCACATCGCCAGCCAGCCGATCCTTGTCCTCGAAGGCTGGGACGACCAATCTAAAGATGTAGTCACCAGCGTAAACTACGCAATGGCAACCCAGCCAGGAAATAAGGTCTATTACGTGGAACCGGCTGCCAGCGCATTTGAGTCACAATCCAACGAAATCCGCGAGCTACAGATGCAGATGGCCACTCTTGGCATTAGCACGTTAAGCCAGCAAAAATTTGTTGCCGAAACCGCCGACGCCCGCCGCCTGGACCGCGTAGACACAAATTCAATGCTGTCGATGGTATCTCTTGACCTGGAACAGTCTCTACAAAAGGCATTTAATCTCGCTGCCAATTATGTAGGAATAGCACCACCGGAGGTAAGCATTAGCCGTGATTTCGACATCGACCGTTTAATCGGGCAGGACGTAACCGCGCTAACGGCATTGTTCGACCAAGGTATCCTGGGACGCGACGAATTCCGCCAGATTTTGGTCCAAGGCGAAATCCTTCCGACCGCTAGCGAAGAACAAAGCGCTAGTACCGATACTCAAGACACCGAGCAAGAATAACCGCATACCCTAGGTTCTTGTAAACTACATAAGTAGACTAAACAAGTACATGGAGTACGCCTACATGGGCAAGTCCTTAGAAAAAGTTACCAAGGCTGACGGTTCTGAGGTATGGGAACTCGTGGAACTACGCGAACCCCAACCAGAACCCGAAGCGTCCAAACCTGTACGTAAGCGCAAGCCATCAAAGCCTGCGGAAGACACCCCCAACTGCACCCTTAACTTCTGACTATGGAAGAGCACGTCATTCAGGAGACGCCCGTGGCGAGTCCTGACCAGCCCGTGGCTGCAGCCGACACCGCTCCACAGCAGCCAGACCCCACGCTTGCTGTAAAAGGCGAGTATGAGACCCAGCTTGCCGCCTTAAAACAGCAAGCAACTGAAGCCGAGGAACGTTTCCAAGGCATCAAATCCAAATTGGATGAGGTCTACAAAAAGCAGGATGACCAGCGCAAGCAAACGCTGGAAGACCAAGGCCAATGGAAGGATCTTTGGGAGGAAGCTAATAAAAGCGCCCAAGAAAAGGACACGCAAATCAGCACCCTGGAACGTCAACTGGCAGACCTAAAAGTCTCCAACGAGGAAGCTTCCATGCGTACAAAAGCGTTATCAGCAATCAGCCAAGCCGGTGCCATCAACGCCGAGCAGATGCTGCTGCTGGTACAAAACAACCTGCACAAAAAGGACAACGGCGACGTTGTAATTTTGGACAAAGGTGTCGAACAAGATATTACTAATTACCTAGGCAATTTAAAGAATCCCGGCTCAGGTTTTGAGCACCACTTCAAGCCCAGCAGTGCCGCTGGCATGGGAGCCAAGCCGACACCAAACTCTATTATCGCGCCCGGAATGCCCAATCCGTTTAAGGCCGGTAGTATTAACATAACGAGACAAATGCAACTAAAAGCAGAGGAGCCCGAACTTGCAGCTGTGCTGGAAAGGGAAGCTTCTTTGTAGCCCCGGTGGGGCGTGTCTCGCCAAGTCCGTGGCTTGGACCCCGCACACACCTTTAACGTTGGTTTTCTAAGATGGCCGCCCCATTTCAGAATTATTCCGGCGGTGTCCTACTCGCGGACATCGTCAAGAGGAATAATCTCAGCACCTATGTGTCTGAGGCAGTAAAAGAGCGCAGCTTGTTCATCAAGTCTGGCGCTGTTGTTCGTAATCCTTTGCTGGATGCCCGCGAAGGCGGCACCCGCATTCAGGTGCCCGAGTTTAATCCAGTATCTCCAACAGAGGAGATCATGGACGGTACAGCTACGTGGGGCAGCAGCTCCGCTGGCTACCTGACTCCACAGAAGATCGGCACCGGCACCCAGATTGCTTCCATCTGCCACCGCGGTTTCGCGTATGCAGTGGATGACGTTGCAATATTGGCAGCGGGCGAAGACCCAATGCTTCACATCCGCAACCAGCTTGCCGATGCAATCAACAAACTGAACAGCGCACGCCTGTTCTCCCAGCTTGCTGGTTTGTTCGGCACTGCACTGTCTGCCCATTCTTTGGACAAAGCAGTTGCAGCAACCTCAGGACAAGGCGAAGCCAACTACCTTACCGCAGCCACTATGGCTGAGGCCCGCGCTGCCCTTGGCGAGCGTGGCGATGAACTGGACACCTTGATTGTCCACCCATCCGTTGGTTTCTACCTGTACCAAGTCGGCCTCCTTACCTTCAGCACCTCTGCACTAAGCGCTTCTGGCGCCGTGGCCTGGGGTGGTGGCGGTGTCGGCGTTGGAGCCCGCTCCATCGGCGAATTTGCAGGTTGTAACGTCGTAATGGACCCACAGGTCAACACTGTGATCCCTGGCACATCAACCCACGTCAAGGAGTTCCGCTGCTTCCTGATGAAGGGTGGTTCGGTCTTGGAAGGCGTCCAGCAGGATCTGCGCATTGAAGCAGACCGCAACGTGCTCTCGAAGCAAGACGTACTTTCTGTGGACTACCACACCGCCTATCACGTGATGGGTACCAAGTGGACTGACGCTGGTGACAACCCCACCAACGGCAACCTGGCCACCGCTAACAAGTGGTCTGCCACTTACGACATCGACCTAATCCCAATGGTCGAGCTGGTTGTCAACAGCCCACTGGACACCAGCGCAATCGCCTGATCCGTCCAGCAAGAGCTGATATTGCCCCGCTTCGGCGGGGTTTTTTATTGGGCTAAAATCAAAGAAAGTATTTCTGCAATCTTGTGGCCGCAACAATCGATGCCACATTAAAGGGCGAAAGTTCCAACAGCTTTGTAACGCTGGCGGAGGCAAACACCTATTTTGAGACCGTTCCAAGTTCTTCAACCTGGGACGACAAAACTGACGACCAAAAGAACCGCGCACTTATCAGCGCAACCCGCTGGATCGACGTACTCAACTTTTACGGCGACCGTTGCAGTAACGGCCAAGCCTTGAGCTGGCCGCGCAACAATTACCACGTCGACCGGGTGGAACTTACGTGTTCCGCAATCCCATCTGACATCAAATACGCCACCTATGAGCTGGCACGTGCGTTAGCAAATGATACCGATGCCGTCACCGGCAACACCGGAACCGAAGGTTTATATGAAGAAGTCGAGCTAGGCGAACTAAAGGTGAAGTACAACACAGATAGCCAGGCAACTGGATCTGTGAACAACATTTTTGATGTCTACCCCTGGTTACAGTCTTACCTTGGAGCCTTCACCCTGGGCGGTTCTGGGGGTTATCAAGTGCGCGTTGTTAGAGGATAAAATGTCAAAAATAGACGACACCTTTTCACCGATTCCAGCCCAGGTCTTTAACGACTGGGGCCAGGACATCACGTACATCAAGACCACTACACCCCGCGCCTACGATCCCACCACAGGGGCTGTGACTGGAGCGGACACCAACGTCACGGTGCGCGGCATCATCAGCCGCCTTACACCACGCGAATCCGAGGGCTTGTACCAAAGCACGGACGTAAAGATCTTGATTGGTACGGCGGAACTTGGCGATTATTACCCCACAGAAGCGGACCGTGTGCAGTACCCGCAGGCAGGCGAAACCCGCGAAGCCAAGATCATTAACATCCTGACCTATCGTGGTGACAAGCCTGTATACCACACCCTGATCGTGAGGCCACAGTAATGGCTAAGGACTACGAGAAATTTTTAGTCGATATAGATCGTTGGGTAAACGGTATTTTGTCTACGGACATCCGCGAAGCTGCGGAACAGACAGTCCGAGAGTTACAGGAAGCGGGCCCAGTGTGGTCAGGGGAGTTTGCCAACTCTTGGGTTATCGAGACATCAGGCGGGTCAAAATCTGGCGGTTCAGGCGCAAAAACAACACCGCAACCTGTTGTCGGTCCTTTTTTGAGCGGTGCAGAACTCTACAGGAAGCCTGAAGTCAAGTACAGCATTTACAATGTTGCGCGGCACGCAGGTGTTGCCATTGACTACGAGCAAGGAAACTTTTTTCGCCCGAAAGACTTTCCAGAGCCCCTTCAAGAAAGTTTAAATCCAGGCATGGTTGAATACGGTGCAAGAAGCGCAAACATTCGCGGTAATTTAGACAAATCCGGTAAAGGAAACACCCGCACCGCTCCATTGGACTGGTACGACAACTACTTAAAAGGTGGGGGCATCGATAGGACAATTAAAGTAGCAATGGATCGAGCCTTTAGGAAATTTCCGCGATGAACTACCAAGCGATCCGGGCATCAATGGAGAACCCGTTACTGACGGCGTTTAACAACCTGTCTCCCGCAGTACCGGTGTATTTCGACAACATCACTGCCGTACCACCAAATACGACCACCGAGTATGTGCGCGTCAACATCACATTCGGCTTAACCAACGAACCAACGCTCACTTCAAGCGTCGATAATGCCCGTGGTGCGTTAGTGATCCGGTTGTTCACAGAAAAAGGACGTGGCCCGGCCCGCAATCAAGAATTGGTGACAACTGCTGTAAACGTATTAGAGACAATTAACAACACATCTAAAACTACTACAGGTGTTTTTGTAAAAGTAGGTGAAATAAACGGCCCCACATTTTCCGCTACTGATGAATCACCACACTTTGTAGGTCGTATTGACACAGGCTATGTAGCGACCGTGTTGTCTTAAATCGTCGCTAACCTGTATGTAGCCGGGCAGTGCCCGCGGAGACCCTTATTCCCTGGTACGCCCAATGGCAACCACCGTTCTTTCCGGCACTTCAGGTGCCCTTTACTATAAGCCCGCTGGCACGGCCAGCAGTTTTGCCGAGTCTAACGTCAACACTGGCGCAGACACCATTACTGTTGCAACCTACTTGAACTTTAAAGTAGGTGATCCTGTGCAGTTTAGTGTGATCAACACTCAAACTGGCGGGGCAGGTTCAGGCACACTTCCCGCAGGCATCAGCACTTCAACTACCTACTACGTCATTGCTTACACCGCTAGCACCGGAGTGCTGCAGGTGTCCGCAACACTGGGTGGATCGACAATCACCATCACCGACGACGGCACAGCCGTTAGCCCCAACGCTTTCCAAGTTGCCTACGCCGCATTTGCAGTAGTCGGACAGGTTCGTGACTGGAGCTTTGAGATCAACCGTGCTGAAATCGATGTAACCACCATCGGCCAAACCCCTGGTCAGTACGTTCCATTCCGCAGCTACATCTCCGGCTTTGGCGATGGTACGGGCAGCGCAACGGTCTACATGACCGACGAGGATGCTTCCCTTAGCAACCGCATGATCGAGGACGTGCTTCAGCGCAACCAAACTGGTGCTGCCTTCAAGCTTTACACCGACCAAGTGTTCAGCGGCGGTTCAGTGAACGAAGCTGAAAGCCGTTCCATCGAGTTTGAAGCAGTGCTGACTTCTGCCAGCATGAATGTCACCCCCGACGACGCACAATCCGTAAGCGTAAGTTTCCGTCCATCCGGCACCCCAAGCTTCGACTTCAGCCAGACCTGATAAAGTGCTACTTAAGTAAACACATAACCCCGGTAAAAGCCGGGGTTTTTATTGCGCTACGCTATAGTTAATTTATAGTCAAGCACAAATTATGCCCGCTGGATCTAATCGCGCCATTGATCGGTTGCGTAAAGCAGCAAATCTCCAGCCAAGCAAGCGCAAGGTTAAATTGTCTGATGACACCACATTTGAGATGTGGATCAGCCCTTTAACCATGGCTGAACGTGAACGCGCCCAAAAGCAAGCCAAGTCTGACGACGCTGGGGCGTTCGCACTACAGCTGCTGATCGGCAAAGCACAGGACGAAAATGGCGCCAAGCTTTTTTCTGCTGGTGAAATCGATATTTTGAAAAACGAAGTCAAGGACAGTGATCTGCAGTCTTTGATGCTGGCCATCCTTAGTGACGAAGACGAAGAGCCGATGGACCCAAAATCCTAGTTGCGGAACTTCGCAAAGATAACTGGCTCATGCTGCAATTTGGCGTTGCTAAAGAGCTTGGCATGAGCTTGACCGAAGTCCGCACCACAATGACGCCCGAAGAATTACTGGGCTGGAGCGCTTACTTCCAGATCATCAACGAAGAGCAGGAAAAACAAATGGAAAAAGCCCGCCGCCGAAGGTAACCTATTCCGCGCCTAGAATAGAAAACGACGTACCAGCTGTGGATCGTGGCATACAGAGCTGAAATTGAAATAGGCGTAAGGGGGCTTACTCAACTACGTAATTTAAGAAAAACGGTTGATGAAGTAAATACGCAGGTAAACCTTCTTAATGATTTAAGTAAAGAATTTAACTTACCCTTACAAAATATAGAAGCTTACAATAAAACATTAAGTAGGGCAGCGGACAGTTTACGCAAAGTTCGTATTGGGACAGAACAAGAAACCGGCGCTATACGAGATTACGTTAGAGCAGAAGCCGAGGCTAACGGTGCGCGTCGAAGACAAATCCAGCTTATGGACCAAGAGGCTGCAAAGCTCGGTCTACTTACTGAAAAACTTAAAGAATACAACGCCGCAGCGGCTGCCCCCACGCAACGGGGCGCTGCCACCACAATGTCAGGCGGCTATTTGCGCGGTTCCTTTAGAGGCGGCTCGCAATACCCGTTCCCTATAGGTCCAGCGGTAGCTTCTAGCACAGCTTTATCTTCTCCTTTACCAGCTAGATCAGCACGTACTAC